GCCTTTGCCGCACGGCCACTGCCGGGGCGGGATGAAAGGTTTACGAGTTGTCTTCCTCCCACTCGACCTCATAGCCGTATGTACCGGAGCCCAAGGTCAGAATCGTATTGTAGATCTGGATCACGTCCCCTGCGCCCCGCAGGATCAGAGGCTTGTCGTTATTGACGCAGAAGTCCCAGGTTATCGGCATTGCGATATTGGTTGCAGCGGGAGCCATGATGCCCATGTACCTTGCGCCCATTACTGTGTGCCCACTCCCGTAGGTGGCCGCAGCGGTATAGTAATTGATGACCGCAGTGGCGGCAGGGTCGTTTAGGTCATGGGCGCCGATTGCTCCCACGTTTGCCGCGCCCGACCCGGAAACCGATGTGGACCGAAGAAGCTGTAATTCCGTGAAAAACTTCGTCGCACACTGGGCCCACATGACTATTTTCTTGATGCGCACCGTTTTGGTTGCCGACCCTACGATTTCCATCAGTACCGCAGCGGCTGTCGAGTAAAAGGTCTGACCGGCCGCACCGGATCGGAAGGTCGGCTTTTGATGCTCTTCGGTGACCAGGAGCCGGCCGCATTGGTCCATCTGATGAGGGAGCACCATCCCGGAACTGGTTATCGGCTGGTTGGAATTGTTCCACTGACCGACGCACATTCCCGGAGGAAACACCGTGTTTTGGAAGTTTGCACCTGCCATCTATTCAAGCTCCTTTGCTGCCTTATCAGGCGTTTGGCTCGTTAGAAGTTCTGCCCGGGAATTTCCTGTAAAAGCTCGGGGCCGAGCGCGTCATTCACCCCTGCGTTAAACGCAACGCCCGCGTCCATGTTCTGCGGGCTTGCGCCGAACTTCGTTACATCAATGAGGCTTGTCATGTGGTCCACGTAATCGGGTACCACATCGTTAATGACGCCGTGCTTTTTGCACATGGCTTTGGCGACGTTATCGACAGGTCTCATGTGGGGGCCCGGGATCATGGTGTCTGCCACAACGACAGCGGCTCCTTCTTTCCTGAAGTGGTTGTCGATGAATGCGTCCTGTAACAACAAATATTTTGCCATCTTCCTGTCCTCCTGGAGGTTCCCGCCCCGAACGGCCGGAGCGGGAGGGTTTTTTTACATGTACTGAGTTTCTGTGCTCGGAATGCCGCTCGGGTAACCCATGAGATTGTAGGCACCCGACATAGGACCGAGAGCGGTTCTGTCGAGTGCGATTCCGCTGAAAACCTGGCCTGCCGTGAAGTTTGCCCCTTGGACCAGGTAAGCGAGCGTCATGTATTTCTGGACGCCCGCCGGGATCTTCATCGGGAAGATCATGTTCCCGGCAACCAACTGACCGACCGGGATAAGCGAAGACTGCTGAAGAATGGTCCACCCCTGAACTGTGTACGGCTGGGTGTGAGCGAAGGATGCGCCCCCGGCGCCCAGGAACTGGATGGCTATGGAGGTGTTTGGCACGATGGCGGTAATAATGGCGTATTCCTGCCTCGCGGTGCCGGGCTCAAGGACAAGGCCGCCGCCTAACTGGAAGCCGGTTGTGGTCGAAACCGAAAGAGTATCGGTCGTATCGGCCGCCGAGACCGAAGTTGTTGAAGTCCCGCTTGCTATTGCCCCGGAACCATTGTCGGAGCCGGTCAGGAACTGAACCGCCAATGCCGCGCCCGCGCCCGTGAAGTTTGTCATTATACCGACAAAGACTTCCAGAGCGGGATCGTCGCCGATGCCGACGTCGCGTCCTTTCCCCGAAGTTGAGGCGGCGATTTGGCTCACATCGAGCGAGTTGGTACTGAAAGTCTGAGCCTTATTTACGAAGGTTGTTCCGCTGTTTACCGACTGGCCGGAGAGCACCCCGCCTGCCGACAGTGCCCCGTCGAAAAGAAGTACCGCGTCTAAAATCATGAATTTGTCCCTTCTCTAAGCGGCCGAGGGGGTCCGGAACGATCTCATCGGGACCCGCACGGTTGGATTTTCGTTAAATGACTCGCGATTCCGTGTTCAGAAGCTGATCGCAAATCCGGATCGGGATTCCGCGAAAAGCGGTTCTCGGCTGTCCGTCGAATTCCTTGATCGTGAGCAGCATGTTGGTCTTGTTCATGGCCTGAATGTCGAGCCAGGTCGCAATCGTCCTGTTGCAGTAGAAGCTCATCCGGGCGCCGGTAAGGGTGGGCGCGTCCGATTTCCGGACAGGACCCGCTCCGCCGGGCTGAATCGGCAGACGGTGAATCGCGCGGACCATGAAGTTCAGCAAGTTCGCCGGAGCGTTACCCATAAGGAGGGACGCATCGATATTTGCGATCCGGACCGCAAAGCGCCAGTCACGGACACACAAGCCCATGTGCCATTTGTACTCAGTTTCCCACGCGAAGTACTTATTCCCGTTCGCATCGAAGCAGGGTTGCTGGCCGCGGTCGATTTGCTGAAAGCCGGCTTTGCTGCCCTGCGGGAAAATCCCGTGAATGGCGTTTGGTCCCCACCCGATAAGCCACATCGAGGTATTGGTTGAAGCAAGGCCACCTGCGTCGATCACGTTCTGAGAGGTCTGAGCCGCGCCGGCCACGGTCGACCCGGCGACGTTCGGGTATCTCGGAGAAAGGCCCATGAAAGCCGATGGGGCCGAGTACACGTTATTGTAGTAGAGGGCGCCGGCCATCTGCTGGTTCATGCTCTCCAAAAACGCCGTATCTTCCGAGGCTCTAAGAGCTCGCTCATTTCCGGAAAGGCTTGCGAGGTCGACGTCGATATCGGAAAACGCGCCCAGCATGCCGCAGGTCTCGGTGATGGGGGCCTTGGTCGACTTGCCGCGCGGAATACCTTGGTTCATGAGCCGCCAGTAAGCCTGAGGCAAACCGGTCCTGATGGTGGTCTTATGTCCCGTGGGAAGGTTTCCCTGCACCCACAGCATGTCGTCCAGGATTTCGTTCGCCTGGCTGAGCATTTCAATGCAGTATGCAATTGCGCCCTTCGGATCGAGCGCTTTAGCCCAATCCATAAGCGTCATACACGCGCCCCCCGGTGTTCCGGAAGCCAGTCCCACACCTGTAACTGCCATACTCTATTCTCCTTATTCGCGCAGACAGTTATTCCGCGCCGCTTTTGTTTGCCGCCATGGTCGGGTACATTGCATCGAGCATCGCGCCCGAACCCTCCCCCTTTTCGTTGGCCTTCGGATTCGGAGCCCCTGTCACTGTTCCGGGCTCTCCGAGCATCTTCCCCAGCCGGGAGAAAAGCCTCACGATGGCCGGGTTGTTACCGCTTCCTGTCGTGTTGAGCGCGTCTTTGAGCGCCGTAGCTTCTTCAGCGCTTTTCACGAAAGGGTTATCGGGTCCCAACTGGTAAACGCGGGCCGCGCTGGCGACTGTCGTCTCCATGTTGGTTCCCCCGATTTCCGGATCGGCTTGTATCTCGGCCTGCCACTTGGTCTGCAGATCCGACCACGCCTTATAGGGTGCTGCGGCCAGGGCCTTGATTTTCTCTCCGCCGAAATCCAGAAGGTGCTGAGCTTGCTCCTGAGTCAGGTCCAGCTCTTTGGCCATTGCCTTAAACTCAGTCATGGTGGGCTCATCGATCGCCGCACCCTCGGGGGCCTTAAACTCTGCGTACTTAGCCGGAGCTTTCGTTTCTGCCGGCTTCGCAATGGGCTTTCCATCGGCGTCGAGCTTCTGCTTTCCGTCTTTGTCCAGCTCGAAACCGTTTTTGTCGTATTTGGGTTCTGCCTCTGCGGCTTTCTTGTCCGCTTCTGCCTTGGCTGCTTCGGCCGCCGCCGCTTCATCCGGCGATGGGAGATCTCCGCCGATGATTGCGGTTGGCATTTTGGTGAGATCGTCAGTGCTCGTATTTGCGGCGCTGCGCGCTGCCGTTGCCGGATCGGTCCCTGATATTTCCATCGAATCTTTCCTTTCTGGTATAGGAGGTCTTCCTTTTCAAAATATCGTGTGCATATTTGACATAGCGTTGCACCAAGCACCCCACCCCCTTAGCTCGGTGCATATCCCAATAAGAAGGTCCGCGCATTTCCCCGATGTGTGGGCCTTCACGAGGTTTGAGGTTTGGAGAGCGTCTCACCCTCCCGGAACGCTTCAGCCCGCTCTGGCGTTTCTTGAGGGCAACAAAAAAGGCGCAAATCGAGAGATTCGGGCTCCCGATAGCGCCTTCCTTGTTCTTTCGCCCCACTCCCCCCGCCGAGTTTGTGAGGACCCCCTATTTAGATTTAAAAGAGCTAGCTATTTTCCTCTGCGTTCTCCCTGCACATCATCACAAAAAGCTCAGGGCAAACCTCATTGATCAACGCGACAAGAGCGTTTCCCCGATCGCGCTTGCCTTCGTTGAAAGCCACCTGCATCGGATCTGTGCGCCCGGCGTTGTCATAGGCCATCGACATCCGGTAGACGCCGCAGCCTTTCAGATGGTCCCACATGAAGAGCCGGCCGTCCGCGCTCATCATTAAATTGCGGAGAGCCTGCGCCTTTCGCTTTTCGCGGAACCTGACCGCCTTCACTTTCTTTACGACGTGCTCGACGTTCCCCGCGTTGTAAGGTTGCTCTCTTTCCTGCTCGTCAGGCATTTACTCGAGTACCTCTCAAAACGTCGATGCTGAAATAAATGATTAGCCCTATGTAGTAGAGGACCAATGCGCCGGCGACATAGTCAAAGTGGGTGAGGAGAAAGCTCATTATTGCGTTCCCCCCGTGCCCTGATATCCCAGCATCTTTTGGACGGCGTTCTGTCCGCCGCCCAAATCTACATCACTCAGTGTCTTAGCCCCCTGTGCGGCGGCAAGGCTATTCTGCATGGCCATCTGTTGGGCCATCTGTTGGCTTCTCTGCGCCCTGACTTTGTCTCGTACCTGCTGTGCCACGATCAGCTTCTGCGTTACTCCGATCAGGTCGGCATACTCGCGCACGGTTTCATCGAGATCCACGTTGTCAAGGACTTCCGGCTTTGCCGCTGCCAGGTTTCCGACGAATGCAACCAATCTCTCTATGCCTGTCGTGGCCGTGCTCTTCTGTGCGTCCGCCAGGGTCGAAATGCACTCGATGTCGATTGCTTGGCCTTTAACGTCTTGCGGAGGCGGAGGAAGAAGGCCGGCGCGTAACGCAACCGCAAAGATTCGGTCGATGAAGGGATTGATCAGCTCGAACTGCGAGCGCTCCAGGAAGGGACCGAGCATGAGCATCTTCTCTTGCTTGCGCTCGATGATCTCCGTAGCCGTTCGTACCGTGTCGAGCTCGCTTATCATCTGGAAGAGGTCTACGAAGAAGGTAGAGTTTATCCTCTTCTCGAACTCTCCGATTTTTTCACTGGCGCCTCGGATGTCCGGAGGGACTTCATACACCGGACGAAGTCCCGCTTTTTCCGGATTCTCGGAATAAGTGACGCCCCCGGGCATGAGATTGACCGCTTGCCCTTTCATTTCAGGTCCGCCTGTCACGGGAGGGTTCAGGACCTTGTCAATCGCCTGCGCCTGGCGCATTTCGAGCTTCTGCAGGGCCTTGCTCGTAGCCAAGCAATCCATGCCGGGGCTTCGGCCGTAAGAGTCGTTCCCGATGATGTGCCAGCGCGGAGCGCAAAAGGGGCACTCGTGGTAGCCGCGCAGATCCAGATAAAGTTCCGTGTTCTGGCCCCACTCGTAAATGATCGATCGGAACGCCCGGCCTTTAAGTCCCGGGAACTGCGGGGCCCTATCGTCATTAGGCTCGATGGCCTGGACGATGAGGGTTTCCCTGTCGAGCTGTTCTGACTCCCAGCAACTCTTTACCTGCTCGCTGCAGCGTTCGAGTCCGAATCTTTCAACCATTTGCGCAACTGTGAGGACATATTCTCGATACAGCGTGTCGATAATATTGCGACCCGAGGACCCCAGGTAATATTCACCCACAGTCAGAGTTTGGCATCGGATGACATCGTCAAAATCCTCTTCGATCAGCAGACATCCCGTCCCGAATACGCCTAATTCCTCATAGATCACATGGAGGGAGTTATACGCATTAGACTGAGACAGAATGACAAGGAGTCGTTTGGTGCACTCATCGAGCCAGAGGCGCACAGAGGTATTGTCTGACACGTCTACGTCTCGAATCTTTAGCCTGAACCAGGGCCTGGCCGGGCTCGTAAGCCCGGCCATTAACCCTGCAGCAAGAACACGAGAGGCGAGGATCGGCGTCTCATTGAGGATTCTCTGGCCGACCGGATTTCCACGGGTAGCTTGATTAGGCGTCTGAAGATAGCGCCCGCGCCTTGGCAGTAAGTATTCAGAGCACTGCCGCCAGTGCTGCCAGTATGACCAGCGATCGACGCGCAGGCCGATAAGGCGCCTGTCGGTGTAGCTTCGCAGTTTAGCAATCCTGTCGTCATTTTCCTTGGTTGGAAACTGTATGAGCTTTCTCGCTTCACCGGCCACTAAAACACCTCATCAAAGTTGATCTCGGGAACACCCTTGCTGTAAATGACTCGCTTACGACGCCCACCTGAGAGTATTTATGGTCATTGCCCCAGGAGCGTTTTACCGCTCGCCGTTGTGTTGGCCGGCTGTTGCAGACCCATCGAGCCAGTTGCAATCGTCTGAGACGCGCCATAAGCCATGGCCGCTAAGTTGCGCTGGTTCGCCCCTGCGTTCTGTACGCCCTGGTCAGGCGCGCTGGGCGGCGGCGCTGGTGCCGGGGCAGGTGCAGGCACGGATACTCCACCTCCAAAACACATTAGTTTATCTCCTCTTCCGGGAACCCACCCACATTGCATCCTCCAGATGGGTGATGGCCAGAGCCTTCTCGCGCCCATCGGGTACGCAACAATTCACGAACTCGGGTACGCAACAATTCACGAACACGGCCTCAAGCCCACCGATCTTGGCGGCCGTGGGCTTGTGATACATGAAACGATTGTTCAGATCTTTTGGATCAATCATGACTTCGCCTTTCTTGGCTGTATCACGGCGCCCAGGGCTTTTGCCGCAGCCTGCGGGTTGATCTGGTTAATGACGTCCGGAGGTACCGCTGGCGGCATTGATGAAGCACTCCCTCCGGGCCCTCCATTTTGAGGCACGCACATGTCAAAACTCCTCATCCGCGTACGGGTTGTAGTCCAACGCGTCTGTCGTATGACTCACACCCTGGATTCCCGAACGCCGCCCTTGTGGCGGGTTCTGCTCGGAAACCGCGAAAACCAGTTTACTCGAACGGTTTCCGGCTACCGGTTCCGCGAAGGTTAGACAGAGAGCGTCCGCGTCGTTAGGGGAACGCTGGCCTCTTAAACGCATGGCCTGCTTACTTTCGAGCACCTTGTTATGGTTCGAATCCCACGTAAAACGCGGCGCCATGAGATCCGCATGAAGGCCGTCATCGTCGGGGATCTGCGGCTGGAGGACATCGTTTAACCATTCGTCCATCAGGCCCCACATTTCATTTCGTTTGTTCTTGTACTTCTGTTCGTTGTGCGCACGGCCGCCGAAGTGAATAGCCCGTACCCGGTCCCTGTATCCCATCTCCCAGAGGCGCGAGATCATCCCATCGGCAGAGGCATCGATAAACATCATGTCCACATAGAGCTCTTCCGAATCCAGCATCACTTTGGCGGTACCCACGTGCGACATGGCGTCCTGTTTCTTGTATCGCTTCAGGTTAAAGGCGAGCCGCCCCTGGCGATAAATGGAGCTCGCACCGTCTTTGCCGCCCGCGTCCGGATCGAATCCAACGACGATAGGTCCGCTAACCTGTTTCAAGGCATACTTGCGGGCGCGTACAATCCGCAGGGGCTCTATAAAAGTCGCTTCGCCTGTCACCTGGAAAGCCTCCGCTGGGTACGCCGGGTACTCTTGCTTGAAAAGCAGTGGATCTTCGAGTTCGATGATCTTTCCCCGCCGCCAGGCCATCTGTTCAAGATCGAGATCGTACGCTTCGCAGTACTCCGTCTCTTCCGCGTCGAGAACGAAGCCCGCAGGAACCAGCGCCCTGTATTCAACCTGCCAGAACCAAGGAATAAAAATCGGGATATAGTCGGAGAGCCCTCTTTCAGCCGCTTGCCAGTAGCGGTGGAACAGGTTTCCCATTCCGTTAGCCGTACTTTCGAGAACGATCTCGGTTCCCTTAACTCTGGGAACCGCTTGCAGGATGCCGGCGATATGGGCCTCTGAATTTCTCCAGAACGCAACCTCACTGCCATGAAAATACTGGAGGGTAGAGCTACGCCCGGTCCCCTTGGTTTTAGCAGTACCAACCTTGTATCCGGAATCGAGCTTGTCAAAGTAGAGCTCCTTTGCGTTGGCGTTGCCGGTCGAAGGACGTACATCTTCCGGGCAGTTCTCGTGGAACCGGTTGGCCATCTCGAACAGGTTCTGAGTAGCCGGATCTTCGTGAGTGAGGATATAGGCCCTCACACCGTAGCGGTGAGACACCTTCCAGTAGAATCTTCCCTCCGTGTATGTCGAACATCCTTGTTGCCGCCCTTTCAGAATGATTACCCGTACCCACCCGAACGTTTGGAACTGAGTTTCAATAGCTCGATGTAGGTAAAGCTGCTCGCGATTCAGCTCGAAGGGGACTAACGAGCTCTCTTGCCCGCCCACTTCCTTGGTTCGAATAACGAGACAGTTCTTAGCGTAGTAAGGAAATTTATCCCGGAGCCAGCGGCGTCTTTTGCGCTCATCATTCCGGTTCATCCAATTCTTTCAACCAGTCCTCATGGTGATGGACGTTAAGATTTACGCTTTCCGCGAACAGTTTCAAATGCTTCCCAGCCTTTTCAAGAGCCGAGTTCTTATCCCACAACTTGTATTTTTTAGTGTACTCGGGAACCAGGTTGCCCTGCTCATCCCGAACGAAGCTTTTGACTACTTCGATTCCCGCGATGCATGCAGCCGTAGCATCATCGAGTTCGTGAATCGGCCGGATGTTTCCCTCCTCATCGTAGAGCTTGCGAATATCCGAAAGCGAAAGCCGCTTAACCTCCAGGAGGATTCGATCCGCAGTTAATTCACATCGCTTGCTCCTTTTCTCCCTCTCTTCGGCAAGAGCCATCTGAATGTAAGCTTTTGTCAACAATTTCGAAGCTATTTGGCGAGCGGTCCGAATGCTGTAGCCGGCCCGTTCCGCCGCCTTCGCTCCGTTGCAGTCCGCCGGATACTCCTCGACAAACCGCCGCTCCTTGGCACTCAGTCTCCGCAGGGTAAACTCACCCCCCAAAATCGGCATTTGCTTCGGTTTGTCCGCTTTCATCCCGCTAACCCCATGGCTTGCGGCGTTTACACCAATTTACCATTTAACACATTGTACAATAGGGGTTTGCGGCTGTCAAAGTATCACTAGGGGAACCACTA